TATAGATCCTTCCTTTAAGAAATCTTTAACCAATGCTTTAGCCATCAAGCCAAAGTATTTTTCCTCTTTGTTTCTTGTCCTACACTCTGGAGTGTCTATCCCATACAATCTTATACGTTGATTGTTTAGCCATACTCCAAAACCTAGATCAATATCTACGTCTACCGTATCACCGTCTACCACTCTGATTATTTTACATTTATATTTATACATTTATTTTTCTTTCTATCTCTGTTGCTAAATAGTTGAATTGATCTGGTGTTAATACGTCACCCATTATCTGTGCGAATGTCCTAGCTTCTACTCTGTTACCTAGCATCCTGTCCTTGACATTACACAACACTGTCATAGTTTTAATTATTAGACTAGTCATACCAATTTGCTCCAAGTAATATTATGCTTGCCTCGTTTTCATCTCCGACAATTTCCACTAGCTGTTCCTTACTTTCGGCATAGGACAGAACGCCGTCGAAGTATTGATAACAAACTTGTTCTACCAATTCCTGGCTATCAGTTTTCATTGTACTAGATCCTGTAAGTTATCGGGATAGGTATAAACTTCTTCTGACATTAACTCGAATCCATCCCAACAAACATCATCTATTACCCTTTCTCTGTTATCATCAATCCAGTTATTAACTTTTTTAATTCCATAACTTTCATGTAAGAAGTCTAAAAGTTCCATATTGCATCGTTCTCTATATGATGCACACTCGCCCTCCATATCCATTTGCCAGTTAGTCAAAATAAACTTAGTAGAAAAATATTCTAGAACAGTTATAGGTTTAGTTCTCTGCATACTCATTTTGTATCTCACCTTTTATAATTACTCTGTAGCTATCCCTATTCATACACATTGTTCTGACTTTAGCTGGTTTCACTACCTCACCTATATGAAACTCACATGTGTTGCGTAGCGTCGATACTTCGTAATAATAATCATACTCTGGGTAAAAAGATACTACGTTTTTGTTATCGCTACTAAAGTTATACCCTTGTTTTTGTGTTCGCTTTTCAATTAGCGTTACTATTTTCTTTTCCATAGTATTGCTTCCTTATTTTACTGGGTGTTTTCCATGACAGTACAGGCACTGAAATAATTGGTATGTTACTAGGCTTTAATGTTTCAAAGTCACAAGCGATGTAGTCACTGTCTCGTAAATGTTTTTGTATGCCTACACTTTCTAGATATTGTACTGCTAGGTTAGCAGTTTTATAATCTGGGTATGATCTACCTATCTGCATAAGCATATGCGTATCCTTAAATATACCTACCACAAATCTTTTTTTGCGCCATATGTCCTGCTCCTCTTCATGGGTAGGTTTACCATAGCCGCGTTTTTTAATTGTCCTAGTCATAATTAATAATACCTCTTGATGCTATCATACTTTAAAACTTCTGGATTATGTTTCATCCAGTATTTCCACATACTAAGCTTTTCATTTTCTGTCAGCGTGTGCTTTTCTATATTCTCAGCGTCAGGAAAATCCTCTTTTAAATCAGGCACTGAGTCGTAGTATGCTTCGGAATATTCCACTCCTTCCCCGTTACAGTGATCGCAATCGTAGTATGTGACTCGTTCATCTCCTTCGCCGCGATATATTTTTCCCTCACCTTCGCATTCCAAACATGGGACGGTAAATTCATAGAGCATTGTTCTTTATCCTGTTTTGTTTGTAGCTGTAGTATACTTATGAATGTGTCATAACTAAGGCAGTGTTTCATTATTTCAAATTTTCTAAAAGTTGTTTCTTTGTATCGCTGTATTCTGTATCGCCTATCTGATTACCTTGAATATCTACTTCATAACCTACCCATTGTTTGTAAACCATGTAATGTTTGTTTCCTGCCTTCACGTAATGCCTATCATCTTCGATTAAATAACTATCGTCCATTAATACAGTTCTCATTTTTCCGCTCAGTTTTAATACTGTCATTGTCTTAACTCCTCATTTAAAGTTATGCGTCTATTACAAATCCGCTTACATCTTTCTTAGCCTTGCCCTTTGCATACAGTGCCACCACCACGTTATCAGGATCTAGGAAACGTAGATCATCTTTATCGCCATCTATAACCTTGCGACCTAGAAACTTTTTAGGAATATTATTTTTATCTCTAAACACTACCGCCATGTTAGCGCCGTAGTTATTAGCATAGTCTAGAACCTTGTCGCGATATGTTTCATTCGCTTCTGAGTAGGACAAGGTTAGATGATAGTTGCTCGGCCAATCTTTAGCTACTCGATTATAAACTTTGGTATAATCGTAAAACTGAATAGATGGGTAGTCTATTATTATTTTCTTCCAGTTATAATCGCTTGTCCCATTCAATCGCACCACAGGTTGTATACCTTTACGCTCACAATATCTTTGAAACTTGTCTAAGTCTCTACGCAATAGCGTATCAAATTCTTCTGGCACTTGTAACAGTAGCTTAGACTTTCTGTGTCTAGCAGCTTGCACGTTATTGAATGCACCGCGTCCCGCCGTGTTTAAACATCCCGCCTTACATCCCGCAAGCCGTGCCATAGGACATAAGAAATCATCGGGCAGTAGATACATGATAGCTGTTAAATATTCAGAACCATCGCCCTTAATTGTCTTAGCATTATTGCCTACACCTAATAACTTCAAACCGTTTACTATAGCCATTTGTTCAACTCCAATGTGATGTATCCAAGATAACAAAATAATATTATTAATGTAATTAAAAGTAAAATTTCCATCATGTCAATTCTGTTCGTTTAATTTTGTATTCTTTACCGTATACATTACAAGTGCCACCCGTTTGAAACATTCCAAGCGGTAAAGTCATTTCACTTGTGGGAAAAAATTTACCATTGATAGCTTTATTCCATATAAAGATGGCTTGAAAACCATTTCTTTTATTATTTTGGTGTGTCTCATAACTTCCACCATCGGAATATGTAAATTTTGTTTTGATGCCATTTATATAAATTGTGTTCATTGTTTAAACTCCCGCCCAAATATTAAAATAATAATCTGCTATGATTGCTAGTGCATATGTTACGCTTGCTGCAAATACTGTGATGATTAAAGTTTTAAAATCAAGCATGGTTGCTCCTTAGTTGGTGGTGGTGGTGTTCATGTTATGCCACAGTGATGAATGAACGTCAATAATTAAATTAATTATTTTACAAATGATGTTTCGGGCCGCAATCATAAAATTTTAAAACAAAAAAAAGAGCGGTATAAAACCGCTCCAAGTTTGAACTATGTGAATGTCTGAATTTATTTAGAAGATTTAATTACTGCATTTCTAATTTTGTTTTGAATGTTAACTGGCAATTTTTCAAACTGAGATTTTAATTCAGTGTTGTCTAGACCAGCAATTGAGTTGATGAAGGTAGCGGCTTGTTTGATTTCATTTGATTTAAGCATTGTCTTAATATCCTTAAAGTTGGTTAGTGTTAATGTTGTTGTACTACGTAGACGATCAGATGTAAATATTCTTCCAAACTTTTTTTATTTTTTTTTAAAATAATCATTCCAATTAATTTGAGTGGTGATGTTTAAACAAATGCACGAGGGATGGGTAGGGGATATCTGCGATTTTAGGTGGGGTATATTTATATATAAAGAGACAAGCCTTCTTATATAAAATTATTTATATTCTTTTTATATTAAAAAGACCTAAAAAACCTATGTGAATGTCTAAAAAGCATTCCGGGCCGCAATGTGGAAATTTTTTGAGCGTAATTTATATAGACCCATGCAAAAAAATTTTGTTGCTTTGTATTATATATATATGCCTATGACATATACAGACCAAAAATACAAGGCTTGCTAACAATACTAAAATTTACACAAAAAAAGAGGTGTATCCAATCTAGGAAACACCCCCTTAGTTTATTTTTAGCAATTTGTGCATAGTAAAATTATTTTTTAAAATGCGGCTTACTAAACTTTTTTCTTTTTCTTACTTCCACGACGAAGCTTTTAAATCAGTAGCATGGTTACATGCACACATCGTCATATAAAACATTCTTTGATCTACGATAGTTGTTCAGAGTTGCAGCATCAGCAGATGTTTCTTGTTTAAAAATAGAAAGCATCGATGATATTTTAGACACAGTAGTATTACGATTAGAAAAAAATGTCTGTAAAAAATTATCTGCTCTTTCTAACATCTATATATACTCTCCATAAACTCTTTGCAACAGTTATTAGAACTTTATTTTTGTTTTTCTTTTTATTTCTTTTCTAACAGTTTTAAGTTACTGCTCTTTAGTGTCTCTATAGAGTATATTATAACAGATAAAAAACAATATTCAACAGTAAAAAATTAAAAAAATAAAAAAAGTTTTAGAGTGTTGCATTTATGCAACTGTGCTACCCTTGTTGTCTCTACTAAGAGCGGGTGTTAAAATTACACTTTGTTGTCTTACTGTAGGAGTGTCTGTCATGGAAGAAGTTAAATATTGTACGAATAAAGACTATTGTACTTGTGGTAAGGATGATGTATCTATAGATAATAATATATGCAATTGTAAATGTTGTAGAGAAGAAAGATCATCTGAACAAGAAGGAAACTAGTATGTGGAAGATAGTAATTTTTATGGTTATGGGTATTACCGCAGATCAAGATATATATCCACTAACAAGTAATGAAGCTGATACTATGGTTATTACTCACTATAATGGAAAGCCATTAGATTTTAAGACACAAGAAAAATGTTATGCACATATGTGGGAAAATATAGAAGCCATAAAAGAATATGCTTCATCAAGGTTTGAAGGTAAACCAGTAAGACAAATTATTTGTTCACAGCAAACAGAAATATAAAATGTCAGATTACCCAGAGGAAGAGAAGCTGACTGCTAGTCAAGAAGAGGCTAGACAAGAACAAGAATTTAAGTACGCTACTCTTCTTCAAGTAAGAAATAATTTAAAAAACTTGGTTGCTCAGAAGTGTAGAAAAGACTTTCTTACATTTGTGAGAATGGTAGCGCCTACCCTAATATCTGATTGGGAAATGGGCAGACACATAGAAGTAATATCTAGTAAGCTACAGCAAGTAGTGGAAGGAAAAGTAAAACGCCTTATGGTGTTTCTTCCTCCGCGTAGCAGTAAGTCAGTAATATGTTCTAAACTATTTCCTGCATGGTACATAGGTAAAAATCCTAACCATGAAATACTTACAGTCAGTCACTCAGATCAACTATCCAGTGACTTCGGTAGATCAGTCAGAGATATCGTAGGAACAGAAGAATTTATGGATATGTTTCCTGGGGTAAACCTGAGACAGGATGTACGTGCAGCAGGTAAGTGGAAGACAAACCTGAATGGTAGTTATTATGCTGCAGGTGTTCGTAGTCAGATTGCAGGTCGTGGCGCACACGTAGCTATCCTTGATGATGCAATGTCTGAAGAAGATAGTTTCTCTGATGCAGGAAGAAGGTATATCAAGGAATGGTGGCCTTCAGGACTACGCACACGTATCATGCCTAACGGTGCAATAATTATTATTAATACTCGTTATCATTATGATGACCTTTGCGGATGGCTGCTAAAGCAGCAAGAGAAGTTTGACATAGATACAGAGATGCGGTGGGATGTAGTAAGTATACCTGCATGGGTGGACGAAGACTCCAGTAAATTACTAGGCTTACCTGTAGGAACAAGTTACTTTCCTGAGTGGAAAACAGATAAAGTTCTTAAACAGGATGAGATGGAGATACGGTCCACCAATGGATCAAAGTACTGGGAAAGCCTGTACATGCAGAATCCTACACCAGATGAAGGTAGTCTGATTAAGAAAGAATGGGTTAGCTGGTGGGAATACGGTGATCCTCCTGGTTGTGATTTTATTCTACAGACTTACGATACAGCTTTCTCTACAAAGACAACCGCAGACTATTCAGTAATACAAACATGGGGTGTATTCTATTTCCATGATGATAATACTGAAACAGGTGAAGAGAATGTAGCATCTAATATTATACTGTTAGGAAGTAAACGAGGCAGGTATGAGTATCCTGATCTAAGGCGTATAGCACAGGAAGAATACAGAAAACATAGGCCAGATTTTTGTCTGGTAGAGAAGAAGGCTAGTGGTCAGTCGTTGATACAGGACATGCGTAGAAGTGGCTTACCTGTTTTAGAATATACACCTGACAGAGACAAAGTTAGCAGAGTTATATCTGCATCTCCTATGATGGAGTCAGGAAGAGTATGGCTACCAGATGGTAAAAGCTGGTCAAATGAATTATACGAAGAAATGATAATGTTCCCTTATGGTAAACACGATGACCAAGTTGATGCTATGACGATGGCTATTCACTACATAAAAGATAGCTGGCGTTTAGAACATCCAGATGATCCTGATTGGGAAGACGATCAAGGTTATAGAAGTCAGAAGCGAGTTGCGTACTGGCGAGTTTAATATTATAATTAAAAATTATTTATTTAGCAAAGGTAACACATAATATGGCAACTGAACGTAATCCCTTTGATCCTATCCCGCAAGTTCAAGTTACTCAAATAGAGATTGAACCAGAGAATGATGAGGCTACTATTGAATACGATGACTCTGATGGCGGCGTTATAGTAGAATTTAAAAACCCAGTAGAAGAACTTTTGTCTGATGAGCAAGTAGAAGAAACAGATGATGAGTTTTACAGAAACTTGGCAGATGATATAGATGAAGATATTCTGCAAGATATTGCTGAAGAAGTTTATGATAATTTTACAGCAGATAAAGATAGTCGTGGTGAATGGGAAAGTATGTTCGAGCGTGGCTTTGATCTTCTTGGTCTAAAGCTGGAAGAAGCCTCTGAACCTTTTGAAGGTGCGTGTACTGCAGTCCATCCTGTGCTTATTGAGTCAGCAGTTAAGTTTCAATCTAAAGCTACACAAGAATTATTCCCTGCAAGTGGACCTGTTAAGTCCCAGATTATAGGAAATGTATCAGAAGAAAAAGAAGATCAGGCACAACGTGTAGAAGAATTTATGAACTATCAGGTTACTGACCAAATGTCAGAATACTTTGATGAGTTTGAAAGGATGCTATTCCATTTACCTTTGATAGGTTCTGCATTTAAAAAGATTTACTTTGATTCAGGTCTAAATCGTCCTGTATCTGAGTTTGTACCTATAGATCAGTTCTATGTTTCCTACTATGCTACAGATTTACGCCGTGCAGACAGGTATACCCACGTAATTTACCGCTCTCCAGTAGAAATGCGTAGAGATATTGCTGCAGGTATGTATGATGACATAGAATTACCTGAAGCATCTACCCCACAAACTACTGCAATGTCCCAAAAGATGGACAATATTATGGGTTTATCGCCATCTAGCGACAATGACCCACAGTATGTGCTATTAGAACAGCATTGTTATCTAGATTTAGAGGGATTTGAGGATGATGAAGATGTTGCTCTTCCATATATTGTAACAATAGAGGAAAAAAGCAGGAAAATACTATCTATTCGTAGGAATTATGACAGAGATGACCCACGAAAAGAGAAGAAAATCTTCTTTACACACTATCGTTTTGTACCTGGATTTGGTTTTTATGGTCTAGGACTGATACATTTCTTAGGTAATCTTACCATGACAGCAACTGCAGCTATGCGTAGCCTAGTAGATGCTGGTCAGTTTGCTAATTTACCTGGAGGTTTCAAAGCAAAAGGTATGCGTATCGTAGGAGACAATGATCCTATATCTCCTGGTGAGTTTAAAGAAGTAGAGGCTACAGGTAATGATATCTCTAAGATGATTATTAACTTGCCTTATAAAGAACCTTCACAAACACTTCTACAAATGCTCAACTTTGTAACTGGTACAGCGCAAAAGTTTGCAGACAGTACAGAACAAGTTGTAGCTGATGGTGTTAACTATGGTCCTGTAGGAACTACGATGGCATTGCTAGAAGCGAGTAGTAAATTCTTTAGTGCTATTCATAAACGCTTACACAAATCTCAGAAAGAAGAGTTTAAACTTCTAGGAAGAATTAACTTTGAATATCTTCCTGATGAATCTATGTGTGATATTCCTAATGGCACACTAAAAGTATTTCGTAGTGACTTTGATGGCAGGATTGATATTATTCCTGTGTCTGATCCTAATATCCCATCCTCTGCTCATCGTATGATGATGGCACAACTTGCACTTCAACTATCTCAGTCATCACCTCCAGGTATGTTTGATATTGAAGAGTTAAATAAAACAATTCTTAATGCGGCAAATATTCCTAATCTAGACAAAATTATGCCAAGCAAGCCAAAGCCTGTACCTCTTGATCCTGTAAGTGATATTGCTGCGGCAGTTAAAGGTATGCCTATTAAAGCATTTCCTGGTCAAAACCATGATGCTCATATTCAAGTTAAAACTATGTACTTACAAGACCCTGCTAATGGTGCTAATCCGTTAATGAAACGTATCGCACCTATTTTAGAAGCTAATATGCAAGAACATATGATGTTAAAATATCAGGAACAAATTACTGGTATTACAGAAAATATGATTTCCACATATGGCAATGAAGCAGAACAGCAGGGCATTGATCCTAATAGTCCTGATCTAATTGAAGCAGTCATGGCTACTGCTGCTCAACAAGTTCTTCAGGCTAATCAAGCTGCTGCTATGCAACAACAAGCTATGTCACCTGAAGCACAACTTGTTCAGATTGAAGCACAAAAACTTGGTATTGAACAACAGAAAGTTCAAGGACAAGCAGCAAAAGAAGCAGTCAATGCTGCTAATAAACAACGTGAACTTGATCTTAAAGAACTACAGATTCAACTAGACATGTTCAAAGAGGGTGCTAATATTACAGCTAAAGCAGAAGATTCAGAGCGAGATAGAGAATCTAAGAAAGCTATCGCTGCTATGGACGCTCTACTTGAATTAGCAGATACAGAAGCTAATATTGACAGAGATAAAACTCTTAAAGCTGCAGATATGCTAAGTAAGTTTATTTCTGATAAAGATAAAGGATCGTAATGGAATTTTGGGACGAGTTAAATTTAAAGTTTGAAGAAAAGATAGAAGAAACAAAAAAATCTCTTGCGTATGGAAACGCCTCTAGTTACGATGAGTATCGTCAAGCAGTAGGTCTTATAGAAGGAATTGAATTTGCACAAGACTTACTAAAGTACATAGTTAAAAATCGAATATATGAGGAAGAAGATTAATGCAAGCTGTTCAATTAGAAAAGTCAATCAATAATTCAGACTGGACAAATCCAGATAGTAGTTTAATTGATGTAAACGATTTACCAGATATTCCTGGTTATCATATTTTAGTTCAACCAGTTTTTGTAAAAGAAAAAACTAAAGGTGGTATTATTATCCCAGAAAAATTAAAGGATGATATCGCATACCTTACCACTGTAGGCAGAGTTTTAAAGCTAGGAGACTTAGCTTATAAGGATAAAGAAAAGTTTCCTTTAGGTGAGTGGTGCGCTACAGGTGACTATGTTTGTTACGGAAAATTTACTGGACAAAAATTAGTATACAAAGGTCTTAAACTACTTCTTTTGTTTGATGACCAAATAATTATGCGAGTACAAAGTCCAGAATTATTAGATCCAACTTTTAATCTTTCTAATTAATTTGTATATCTATACTTAATACTATAAAATATAGTTAAGGCGTAGGATAAACCTCAATTCGTTAGGTTCGCCACTAGCGGTATGTAAAGGAAAAGTAATGAGTGATAATCAAGAAGAATGGTCAACCATTGAAGTAGGTGGTGAAGAAAAACAAAAAGCTGTTGAATTTGAAGTTGAAGGTGAAGAAGTTCAAGAAGAACCTATTCAAGCTGTAGTAGAAGAAAAAGTAGAAGAAGTACAAGAAGCTGCACAGCCAGAAGAACAAGCTGAAGATAAACAACAGCCAGTAAAAGAATTAGAAGGTATTGAGACTAAAGGCGCGGAAAAGCGTATAAGACAACTAATTCGTCAACGTAAAGAACGCGACGAAAAACTTCAGAAGATGGAAGAGCGTCTTAATACACTTCAAGGTGAACTACAACAAAAAGAAGAACAGTTATCTACTTCTATAAAAAGTTCTATTGATAGTAGTGAAGTTCAATTAAATAATAATTTAGAGTCTGCTAAAAGTATTTATAAACAAGCCATTGAAAGTGGTGATGTAGATGCTCAAGTTGCAGCACAAGAAAATATTAGTAAAGCATATGCTGAACTTAGTCAAGTTAATAATCAGCGTACAGCATTAGAAAATTATAGTACACAGGTAGAGCAACAACAGGTAAGTCAGCCACAACAACAATCACCTAAGTATGATCCTAAAGCTGTTGATTGGGCAGCTAAGAATGATTGGTTTGGCAAGGATCAGATAATGACTACTGCAGCTTTATCTATAGATCAAGAATTAAAAGATGAGGGATATGATCCTTCTGATGACGACTTTTATGGGGAAATTGATAGCAGACTACGCAGTCGATATCCTCAAAGATTTCAGGCTACTCCTACTCAAGAACCTGAAACACCTCGTTTGCAGGATACATCGTCAAATTCTGCTCAAGTGGTAGCTGGTGCATCACGCACACCTAAAACCTCTAAGAGTAACAAAGTTAAACTAACTCAAGAAGATGTTCGTTTAGCTAATAAGTGGGGAATATCACTTGAAAAGTATGCTGCTGAAAAGCTTAAAGTTGAAAAAGCTGAAGGCGATTACACAAGCATTTATTAATTAAGCGTGGAAGGAAAAATTACAATGGCACGAAATACAAACTCACGTAGTACAAGCACTAGGGAAGCTAAACCTCGTAGGACATTTGAAGAACCAAATTGGTTAGACATACCACCTACTGTACAAGAACGATTCAAAAGTGAAGGCATGTCTTTGCGTTGGATTCGTATGACTATCAAAGGCAATGACGATATTCAAAATATGAGTAAACGTCAAGCAGAAGGTTGGGAGATAGTTCAGTCCGAGGAAGTTCCCGAAATGACACACTCCTCTGTCGTGAGAGAGGAAGGACGATATTCAGGAGCAGTCTGTCGTGGAGACTTGGCTTTGGCAAAAATGCCAACTGACCTAGCTGAATCGCGTCAAGAATTTTATGAACAAAAAAGTAGGGAAGCGGTAGGCGCTGTAAACGCACAACTAATGCGTAATTCAGATTCACGTATGCCAATTTCAAACTCTAGTCGTTCAAGGGTAACTACAGGAAGGCAACCTTCTTTTCAAGAATAGCTTTTCCTGTTTGTCATCGTAACTTTAAAACAAGGAAAGGAATAGTGTTATGACTGATACTAAAGCACTAAACGGCCTTACTCCTTCTCGCAAACGTGGAGGTGCATCAAACAGCACTGCTACGAATGAATATCCCATTGCAAGTGGTTTCGGAACCAATATCTTCAGTGGCGATATCGTATGTAACGTAGCTGGAAATGTGGTCGTTTTAAGCGTTTCAACCCAAAAAGCTATAGGTGTTTTTCAGGGTTGTAAGTACACTGCTAACGGTGAAATTAAGTATGCTAACTATTGGCCTAGCGGAACGTCATCTGATGATGCGGTAGCATTTGTTGTTGATGATCCACAAGCTACCTTTGTAGTTCAAGCTGATGCTTCTGTCACCGCTGGTGATATTATGTCAAAGAACTTTAGTTGTACATTAGGTGCAGGTTCTACAGTAACTGGTCGTTCAGGCTTCGGAATCGAAGCTGCTTCTCGCACTGATACTACAGGTGGTATGCTTCGTGCTATCTCTGTATTAAATGAGCCAGGAAACGATATTACTGTTGCTGCTGAACGTGCTTTCCCTAAAGTCGAAGTTCGTATTGTACGTCATGTGGATGCTTATATATCCGCTGATTCGTCAGCTAACTAAGGAAGGGAGTAATAACAAATGGCTATTAATCGCTCTAGTATTGCGAAAGAACTGCTCCCAGGATTAAACGCTGTATTTGGTATTGAATACAATGATGTGGACAACGAACATGCTCCACTCTTTGATGTTGAACAATCAGATCGTGCGTTTGAGGAAGAAGTTCTATTCACCGGCTTCGGTACAGCACCTGTTAAAAGTGAAGGTGCTGCTGTTCAGTTTGATGATGCACAAGAAGGCTATGCTTCTCGTTACAGTCACGAGACAATAGCTCTTGCTTTTGCAGTAACTGAAGAAGCTATGGAAGACAATCTCTATGATACTTTTGCTAAACTACGTGCGCGTGGTCTTGCCCGTGCAATGGCAAACACTAAACAAGTTAAAGCTGCTGATGTTTTCAACAATGGCTTTGCG